ACGAGGGAGACTCGGCCCATGTCCGAGACCGCCGTCCTGTTCCCGAAGTTCCAGATCACGATCCCCGCAACGGTCCGGGCGGACCGGGGGTGTAAGGCCGGTCAGGTCTTCGCTCTCATCCCGAAGGGGACCGGCATTCTGCTGGTACCGGTGCCGTAGCGAGACGAGCTTGCGGGCATTGCCAAGGCCGCGTCGGCGGGCGGTTACCGGGACCGGGCGGATCGGATCTGATCTTCCGGTCCTGGCCGATCACGGGCCGCCATCTGCTCGTTGAGCTTGCGCACCATCACCGCCTCGATCTCGGGCAGGCATTCGGCGGCGATCAGCGGATCGACCCCGAGCGCGCTTACCATGGCCAGCGCCGCCGTCATGTCCCAGCCGATGACGGCACCACCGCCCATGCCGGTAGCGATGCGGAGCTGCCCGGTCAGGCGCTGCGTCAGATCCCAGACCTGCCAACCCTCGGGCGTCAGGGGTCGGTTCAGCCGCGCCGGGCAGTCCGGGCACGGGCCTTGGCAGGCCGCGCAGTAGCTTTCGCCCCCACCGAAGTGCCATTCGGCAAGGGCGCGAAGGCGTTTTTTTCCGCATCCAGCATCAGGTGCGGTGCGAGGCAGCGGGTCTGGAAGGCCTCGAACACCGGCCAGATGTCCAGAAGCGCGTCGATCCCTTCCGGTGTGACGGGAACGGGATTGCCATCGGCATCACCGACACCTTGCCAGCCGGTGACCACGCGGCGGGCAACCGCCTTGGCCATGACAAGCGCCTGTTCTTCCTTGCTCGCCCCTTCGGGCAGCGCCTCGACAACCGGGTCGTTGCGTGCGGCGACCATGATCGCGGTGGTGACGGGCAGGACATGCAGGCGCAGGCCAGCTCCGAGATCGAGCCATTTCGGCGCGCTGGAAAGGTCGAGACGGATCATGGTCAGTAGCTTTCGATGTCGTTGACGAGAACGGCGGTACACATCCGCCCCAACACTGCGTCGCGCGCGGCCTGCCAGTCGAAGCTGGCTTGCACGCCCTGCGGGCCGGAAATCTCGATCCGCGGGCGCGGCAGATAGACGGCGTGGACGGTGAAGGTGAAGCTCTGGCCCGAGGTCAGGCCGTAGGCGAATTCCAGTTCGCAGGGCGTGCCGCTGATCGCCTGACTGACGAGCGTGCTGTCTGCGAAGCGCACCTCGGTGCGTCCGGTGAGCGCGGCGATCGAGGGATCTGCGCCGTCGATCATGCCGTCGGCGCGGATGGTCTCGATCCGGTCGAGATTGTTGGCATAGGTGATCTCGGTCGAGATCACGTTGCCGAGTGCTGTGCCATTGCGTTTGATCGAGCCGTTGAAATGCCCGAAACGGATCAGGTCGAGCTCCGTCGGTGTTCCCGCGCCACTGGTCGTGGCCACCGTCTCGCCCTGCGCCACCAGCCGCGCGGTGGCGGTGAGCAGGCCCGAACGCTGCATCTGCCAGCTGAGCTGGTCCAGCACCACGCCGGAATACATGGCGTAGCGCGGCACCTCGGGCATGGCGGTTTCGATCGCCATGCTGGGCAGCGTCCAGCTGCCGGACTGGAACGTATGGGTATATGGACCGGGCGAGCTTCCGGTGGTGGTCGGCGCGCCGAAGGCCGCCTTCAGCCAGAAGCCGAACGCCTCGGCGTCGATCGGCACCACCACATCGCCATCGGCGGTTACCGCGTCCTTGATGGGCGCGAGAGGATCGCGGCCGTAGCCCAGAAGCTCCGAGTTCAGGAGCGGCTGTTCCGCCCCGAGCGTGGCGCTGGCAAAGGGCATCCTCGTATAGCCGCTGCCGGGCGGCGTGCCATAGGTCGTCTCGAACGCGAGCGCCATCCGCGCCCGCGCCCCTTGGGCGCGTGCCATGTCGGTCTCCTTGTCGAAGGGGTTCAGCCGAGCGGGTCGGCCGTGGAATAATGCAGCACCACCGGAATGACGGCCGCCTTCAGGCTGGCCGCGCCGTCCACCGGCAGATCGACGGGCTGCGGGGCCTCTGCCTCGACCCAGTCGCAGAGACCGCCGAGCGTGCGGTCCGCGGCGAGCGCCGCGCCGATGCTGGCGCAGAGCGTGTCGAAACCCGTGTCCCGGCTCGCGCCCTGCACCACGGCTTCGATCTCTGCACGGTGCTGGTAGTGATAGCGCAGGGGTGACAGCGTCACCTCGGGCTCGCCAGGTTCGCCGTCGCGCAGGATCAGCAGCCCGGCTGCCGGCACACGTTCGGGCAGCACCTCGCCGCGGAGGGCGGTGGCGGGCAACGCCGAAAGCCGCGCGTGCAGCGCGGCGAGGACGGTTTCGCGGGTGGTGGGCATGGCGATCCCGGTTTCCGGGACCGGCCCGGCTTTAGCGATCCCTGTCGGGTTTCGGATCCGTGAGGGCGGCCAGCCGTCGCGGCAGGTCCGAGCGAGCATGCAGGAAATCGACGATGATCACCTGCTCGGCGTCCTCGACGAAGATGACGAAATGCTGGCCGCAGCGCGCGAAGCGCAGATCCTCGGGCAGATCCGGATCGATGATCCGACGGCAGTCCTGCGACATGGCCGTACCGGCCGCGATCTCCGTGCAGCGGACGATCAGGTCATCCTCATAGGCCGCCGCCTGTCGAGGGCCGAAGGTCTCAAGGGTCCAGTTCGCGATGTCGACAAGTGAGGTTTCAGCCTGTCGCGTCAGGCGCCAAGGCTTCGGCATCAGGACGATTGGCGCGCCGAAGCAAAGGCACGTCGGATAGCCTCCTCGCCGCTCCCCTCGGCCAGATCGCCGCGCCGGGCCTGTTCCAGCCCGGTCGTCAGCCGGTCGCGCAACGCGCCAAGCTCGGCTTCCTCGCGTTCGAGCAGCCGCAGGCCGGCCCGCATGGCTTCCGAGGCATTCTGATAGCGCCCGGAGGCGACCAGGCGGTCGACCAGAGCGGATTGGGTTTCGGTCAGAACGACGTTTCGGGTGGCCATCCACGGTCTCCATCAAGGATGTTGGCAATATATGCCAATAGTCCCTGAATGTCGACCTCCTGCTGTCAGGAGCCGGGCTCCACCCAGTTTGCCACGATCAGCCCCGGCACCGCATCACGCACCCGCTCCGCATCCCGCTCGAGGTCCAGCCGCTTCGGCAGTCTCACCTGCGGGACCAGCCGGAAGATCGGAACGGTGGTCAGCCCCCCGGCCGGTCTTCGACCGTGATGCCACGGCACGGCCCTTCTTGTTCAGTCGCCCCTCGGCGACCAGCAGGCTCGGACCCATCCGGCGATAGACGAAGCGCAGGCGCAAGCCGGTGCGACGTTCCCATTCATCGGGAGTGATCCGCCCGCCGCGCAGGGACTTGCCCGCCGCAGGCGTCGGGATCGCCAGCCAGAACCCGTTCTTCGAGCGGATCAGCGGGCCGGTGTCGTGCGCGCCGACGATCACCGGCGCCTTCGACCAGACCAGTGCCGCCGCATTGAGGCTGGTCCTGCCTTTCGGGAACTGCTCCGACCGGATGGTGCGGGCAAGCCGTGCTCCGAGACCCGCGCCGGTGATCTGCGCGCGCCAGGCGGTCTTGAGGCCGGTCCCGGCGTCGCGCATCGCCGTGGTGATGGCCTTCTCCCCGGCCTTCACCTCTGCTTCCATCAGGCGGACGATATCGCCGACGATGTTGACGCCGAACCTCATGCGGGCCTCAGGTCCACTGTCCAGACGAGCCGCTCGCGGTCGCGGACGGGTTCACCCTGAATGAGGAAGGTATCGCCACCAATCTCGATGCGATCGCCAGGCCGGGGCTCGGCTACTTCCGTCACGCGCAGGTCGACCCGCGTCGTTTCCGACCAGAGCCGCGCATCACCGAAGTCGGTAATCGTATCGGCCCGTCGGGCGACGATGCGCACCGGAACGGGCACGCCGCCGTCAACGATGTAGACAGCATCCCGACCGATGTTCGGATCGGCGAAGAGCGCACTGAGCGCGGCGACGAAAGCACTCATCAGAAGCTCGCGTTCAGGCGCACCCTGCCGATGGTGTCGCTCGCGCCGCTCGCCACGGCCTCGACGGCCACACCGATGAGCGTGTTATCGGTCGAAACGGTCGTGGTGCGCTTGTTGGTATCGTCCCAATAGACCTTTGCGCCGACGGTCCAGGCCTGGCTGCCGACCTTCGTCAGGTCGAAGACGCCGACGAGCACGGTCTCGACGGGCTCGCCACTGGCGGCAGTTCCTGCGGCCACGCCGAAGATCGAGCCGACGAGCAGGCCCTCGCCGGAGACGACGGCATAGGGGGCGGTCAGGGTGATGGTGTTGCCGGGCTGGACGTAATTTTTCATGGAGAGGGTCCTCGTGGAAAGACGAAGGGCGGCCCGTCAGGACCGCCCGGATGTCAGGGGTCGGGATGGGATGCGCGTTACGCGCCCGGGTTCTTGTAGAGGCCACGCCAGTCGATGGCCTTGGCGCCGAAGTCGAGGCGGCACTTGATCTCGACACCGTCGACATCGAAGCCGTTGCGCGTCTCGATGTAGGCGCCCTGCTGACCCTCGAGATAGGCGTATTCGATGGTGTCGATCTGGTTCGGGCTCGCCGCCAGATACCAGGCGGTTTCGCTGGCGGCATCGAGCCGGGGCTCGCTGATCGGTGCCAGCGTGCGGATCGACTGCGGCACGACGTTCCCGCTCTGGGCGGGCACGAGGTTCTGGGCGACCAGTTGCTCGGCCTTCAGTTCCAGCGCTGCGGGCACGATCAGGAAGGCGGGGCGGATGTTCAGCACCGTCTTCTTGTCGAGGCCAGTCTGCTTGGCCATCGCCGCGCGAGCTGCACCGACGCTGCCGACATCGAGCGCAGCACCAGTGCCGGCGAGGTTCTTGTGGTTAGCG